CCTCCCCCATAAGGGGAGGCTCTGTCTATGTATCCCTCGTGAGAGGCATAGGCTGATCACAATTTTCTATTAAAGGATCAGTTTTATGAGTTCAGGTACATACGGAGGTATTGTCCAGATTGTTGGACCCTCCGGTTGCGGGGGCACCACTGAAAAGTGGGGCTCCAAGGCGGTCTTCACGGGCTCTAATTGGCCTGTAGTCTCGACGGTTCACAACCGTTATGGCTGGAGGTATATCGATTACGAGAAGACTGTTACTATAAAGGGAAAACGCGTTGTCTTAAAAAGGCAACGACGGTACAAGACTATTATTGGATCGTACGTAACCAAAAGACGAAAGGTCCCACTGGTTATCGAACCTCACCCGTTTAACAAAACGTGGGAGAATCGGCACGAGACAAGGGTCGGGTACCGCACTCCGCTTGGGAGCGCTTCTATAGGCATAGCACCAACGTGCTTCGGAGTGGGCGTTCAGCCCGCAGATCCATGGACTGGCAACGACACCAATGCGTTGATCAATAAACTCCATGGAAAGGTCGCAGGCAGTGACTTTAATTTAGCCTCTGCCATCGGCGCTGAGGGGAAAGATACCCTCAAGTTTATCGCCGAGACCGCCTCGCGCATTTCGCGTTCTATTACTGCGCTTAAGCGAGGTCATGTTAACAAGGCCATCTCTACCCTCACACAGGATAGAGACCTGTATCGTCGGAAACGAGGATACAAGATGGATGATGCCCTGGTCACCGATCAAACGGAGATCTACCGGAACGTCGCTAATGAATTCTTCAATGGCTCAAAAGGCCGTCGTAAGAATGATAACGCGATAGACCGGGCTGCCGATTCTTGGTTGAATTGGCAGTTAGCAGCTGCTCCCCTTCTTGGGGATGTTAAGGCTGCCGCTGAGCAACTCGCTCAACGATATGGGGTGCCGCAAACCTATAGGCAAAAAGCCTCGAATTTCAAGGTTGCGATTAAGAAACCGGATTCATCACCCGGGGCCAAATGTGTGATAAGGCAGACTCGAACGGATCAGAGTATAGTTTACTACTATTCTGAGGCGCTCGATGTTCCACAGCTTTCCGGTATTTTAGATCCGGAAGTTGTGCTCTGGAATGCGTTGCCCTGGAGCTTCGTTGCTGATTGGTTCATCCCAATTGGTAGCTGGCTTGAGGCGCGCGGCCATGCCAACAACCTGTCGGGCAAGTTCGTTCTGTCTGTGAAGACTAATCGAACTCTCCGTAGTGTATACGGTGTCCCAGGTACTCTAGGCGGAGGTTACGCCTATATTAATGGGCTCGACTGCGTCCAGGAAACTGGATCGTTCGTTCGAACTTTGCCCGCAAACCTCAACAGTCTGATACGCCCTCCCCGGTTTGTGCCTCTATCCGAGGCCCTTAGCTGGAAGAAAGCTATCACAGGGGTTTCACTCGTGTTCTCAGCCTTCCGGCAAAAGAGCATCGTGGGAAACTATCTCAATTAGTTATAATCAACTACAAAAGAAAGGCCATCAATCATGGCAACTCAAGCAAATATCACCGTTTTTGACGGTGCACCTACTCCTGTCGTCCATACTCTGGTTGCAGACGGGGTTCGCCAAGTAGGCAATACTGTTACCGCCTACTGGAAAGAAACGCAGTCAGGAGTTCCTGACTACGCCCAGATCAGGTTTACCCTGATCAAGGAAACACTGAAGTCGGGTGTGGTGAAGACCACGTCGCGACTCGAAGTGCCAGTGATGGAAAGTGTCTCCGGGCAGAATGCCCAGGGCTATACCGCTCCTCCGAAAGTGGCAAACGTTGAGCGTTGCGAGAAAGTGCAATATTCGCACCCTCGCTCCATTGAGACGACGCGTCGTGTTGCAGATCAAATGTTGAAAAACATTGAGAACAACATTGCGACTACCGTTGCTCCTGTGACGGCCGGCATCGTTGCCGAGCTGAATCAGAAGCTCATCATGGTCGGCTAATATGGACGTCTCTCTCCTCACTAACAATGAGGCAGCGACTCCATGTTCGTCGAACACGGTTGAATGGCTAATACTCGCGACAGCTTTTCTCGTCGCGTTGTATTTCTTGAGGAAACTTTAGATCGCCATTGAGCCGTGAGGCTCTATTCAACCTGACTATCTCCATACCTTTCTGAGGAGTCTAGCATGCGTCAACTTACACGCATAGACGATAGTTACACCGAAGCAGAGACACTGGATCTGCTTACGGACCTGGCCTGCCGATTCGCCCGCAAGGGCGGATCACAGGGATCACACATTGAATCCCTTCTTCGGAAGAAGGATCTCTATAGTGTGTGTCACTATGACGTGGTTTACTCTGATTTGAGTCCACAGGATGTCGAGCCCGTCCGGGCTGTCCGACAAGCTCTATCTCTGTTCCAGAAGTTAGAGTTCCTAGATATCGGTATTGATAAGCAGTTGTCTGCTACCGAGACCTTCATAGCTGCCGAAAATCGCTGTCGTGAGACAAATGAGATTTTCAGGCTGTGGGCAAAAGGGATTTTTTCCTTTCGACCGCAGATCGAGCGCGTATTTTTTCGCGCACAGCAATTAATCGCTGATACACTGGGAGAAGTCCCAAGTGTTTCGAACCTGAAGCTCCGATTAGGCCCAGGCGCTACCACGCTTACGAAGAAGCGGGATGCATCCATCGTGGAGAAATTCACGGTAGGATTAGCATGTAGTGAAGAGTTCGCACCATGGGCCGCAACGGTCATGAGCGAGCTACCAATGGTCACAGATCTTTTTTCCGACGTAGATTTTGACGACGGCTGTGATGCATGGTCTAGGGTAACGATCCAGATAATGGACGGTGTCCTAAGCTTCGCCGAAAAGAATGCGAAGACTAAGAGGATAGTTGTAAAACAGCCACCACTGAACGTGATGGCCCAGCTAGCAATAGCTGACCCTCTGGAAAACAGTCTTCTGCGGAGAGGTGTGGATCTCAAGAACCAACTGCTTAATCAAGAGTTGGCGAAGGAGGGTTCACTTTACGGGCGGATAGCAACGCTCGACTTAAAGTCAGCAAGCGATTTGATTGCCATCGAGCTAGTAGCTCACTTGCTCCCAGTCGACTGGTTCTCTGTGCTCAACGCATGGAGAGTCGGGAAACTGATCGTGCCGTGGTCCGAAAAGGCCATCAAGCTGGAGCAATTTTCGTCTATGGGTAACGGGTTTACTTTCCCGTTAGAGTCCTTAATATTCTGGGCTCTTTCCCACGCGGCAGTTGAAATTAGTTGTTCAAAAGACGACGAGTTTCGACGCGCTACAGTGTATGGAGACGATATTATTGTCCCTACATCTAGTGCCCTTCTCGTGAGAGAAGTGTTGTCGTGCGCAGGATTCCTGGTTAACACCCAGAAGTCTTACTGGACAGGCCCCTTTAGGGAGTCCTGTGGCGCTGACTTTCTTTTTGGCATCGACATACGCCCTATCTATGTCAAGCGAAAGCTTGATGGGGCGGGCCTCTTTTCCTTACATAATGGACTTGTCCGTAAGGGATGGAACCACGAAGCAGAGTGGGTTCGGACGTTTATTTCGCCGAAACTTGCGATCTTCGGACCCGACGGGTACGGTGACGGGCATCTTCTAGGTCCATGGGACCCGAAGGCTCACAACCGACAGTTCGGGTGGGGAGGCTATACTTTCAAAACGTACAAAGAAGTCCCGAACAAGGACCTAACCCCACTTAAGAAGGGCTATGACGTCTTACCGCACTACAGTACTTACATGGGTGCTTACGCACCTATCCTGCCTCAGGTCCCTGCATTGGCTAACGCCAATTTTAGGACGCTTAGAGAGCTTGCAAGGGTCCGTGGCCGTGATGGCACGAACTATGTGTGCGTTTTGGAGCCTAGTAAAGCTATACCTGAAGTCGCTTGCGAATTCGGGTTTAAAGGGAAGTTCACTACTATCCCTGGTTTTACAGGTTATAAGAAAGTGTCGATATACACGTTAGAGAAGGATTGACACCCTAATCTAACTTCGACTCCTTTTTGGAGTTCCGCGAAAGCGGTGGAGGCAATCTAGCCTTAAACCCGGGGTTTGCGCTAAGCAAACTCCC